AAGTACAAGTATCCTGTGTCAGGATCCATGCAAGCCATTAAGTCTGCAATTTGTTCTTCGCTAAAAGTTTCTTGTCTATTGGCTTTCTTAATTAAGACGCCGTCTAATGATGCTGCCATAATACTATTTAACCTATTATATCGTTGTAATAGCCCGTATCGAACCTTAGATCAAACAACTTACGCTTGTCTTGCTGTATTAATACAGGCACTGGTGATGCATTAGGACCGTTAGTAGGCTCACTCCATAGCCATTCATATTCACCGTTATCAATTTTTTTATGTAGTTTTTTTAATCGTCTACGATTATAGTTAGGGCAAATATAAACAATGGCTTGGTTGTTGCCTAGCGGCTCAATCTCTCCAGGCCATTGTATAATTTTTATTTCGCCTTTTTTATGAGCTGCGCCACTCCACGGACATACTGGTTTAATGTGTTGGAAATATTCTTCCCAATTAACCTCTTGACTTCTTACCACGACTCTTTTTACCTCTAGAGCCCTCAGTTGTTTTAATGTCTTCGTTGCCGCGTGACGCTTTTAACTTCATTTTCTTGCCACGGCCTCTGCCCTCAACTGTAGCTTTTTCTTGTAATGCAGCCCAAAGAGTCTCTTTGATCGATTCAAGTGCCATTGCATTATCACCACCGGCTACAGCAGGATATGGTTTCTTTGATTTATGCAAATCATCGCCATCTGGAAGAACAGCACTTACATCACTGTATTCTTCTTCTGGTGAATTGTCCCATTCTGAAACAACTGCATCATACTCTGAAGTATCTTCAGTTGCACACGAGTCGCATCCGCAATCTTCGCCGCATGGTGCATCGTCTGGCTCACTCATCAATGTCATCATTGATTTCATATTATCATGACTGTCATGATCATGTGGAGTAGGTAATGCTTTTGGCATTGGCATCGGAATGTCTGATACAGGACCTGCTTGCGGCATTCCTGCGTTTTGTAAAAGTTTAACTAAATCGGCAACTTCGGATGCATCATTACCGTTCATTGAGATGTTCATCGATGCTTCATTTATTTTGTTTTTATTCATGTTATTATCCTTACTTGCAAATTGATTTGTCGGCGCTGCGCCTGTTGTATTAACTGCTGAATTTGCTCTAGGTTGTGCCCCAGTGCTTCCTGTTTCTGCCGGATCACCACTTGCATCACTGCTAGGCGCAGCAGCTTGTGGACTATCTGCCGGAGTAACTTTATTATTTTCAAAGTTATCGTCTAATGCTTTTTTAATTGCTGCCATTGTGCTCGGGCCTGCTTGTCCGTCTACTGATAAGCCGTTTGCTTTTTGAAACTCTTGTACAGCCTTAAATGTGCCAGGGCCGTATTTGCCATCTAGCCCGTTTGGATCAAATCCTAAGCGTGATAATGCAGTTTGCATATTTCTAATTGTAGGCATTGCTTGTTTGCCGCCATCATTATATGCTTTCATTAAGTTTGGTGTTGTAGTATCTAATTTACGGCCTAGCAATGAACCGTTGCTAGGTGCTGCCGGTTGTGCTGGTTCTTGTGCTGCTGGTGCAGGTCGTTGACCTAACCCACCGTCATCGGTTGCATTACCTGGTGTTTGTCCTGCATCTGTTCCTGTTTGTGCTGTATCTGTTGCATCAAGTTCGTCTTGTGGGCCAGGTGCATCTGTTGCTGCTGGTTCTGCTGCCGGCACTGGTTGTTCTAATGCAGCAATATCTTCTGGAGTTAACGGTTCGCCTATTATTCCTCCATCTAACCCACGTTTTTCTAATTCTGCTTGAATTTCAGCTGTAATTTTTGGAGTATCATCTGCTGGTGCATTTGTTGTTGCTGTTCCTGCACCTGTACCTGTTGCTGCATTGTCCTGATCCATCTTGTTTGTGATCGCTGCGTCGCCGCGATCTCTTGCCGCAACTTTTGGATTTTCTGTACCTGCGGCAGGTTCATCTGCATCTGTTTCTGGCTCTGCTGCTGGAAATGTCTGTTCATCGTCAACTTTGGGAGTTTCCGGTTGCTGTACATCTGTTTGAACTTCTGGTCCTGGCTCATCATCTGCACCTGCGCCACCATCTTTATTTGCATAGAAATCTTGTGCTGCTTTTCGTTGAGCGTCTGTTGCATCAGGATTTTGAAGAATACTATTAGCTTGTGCTTGTGTTGTCACTGTAGTATCAATTTCATCAACTACATCATCTAACTTGTCTACTACAGTTGAATCAAGGTCGCCAATAGCATCTTTAACTTCGTCGACGTCATCTGGATTGACGATATTTTTAATCCAATCAAGAAAACCTTCATCAAGCTTTTCACTTTTATTTATTTCTACCTCAGTGTACAAATTAGTTAAATCAATAAATTTCTTAATGTCGTCGTTGTTCATTTTGTTTCACCTGATGTAACACTTTCTATAGGGTCTATAGTACGTTCTTTGCGTGCTACTTCCAATTCTTTTAGTAAGTTCATTACATGCCCATCACCTACTAATTCCTGTGCGCTTTCCCCGGCCATATCTTCAGTATTTAATAATGACTCGTATGGCTTACTATCTTCAGCTTCGTCTTGCTGCATTTCAATCGGATCGCCTTCGCCCCGTATAATAAGATGGCCACGATCGACGCTACACGAATTAACCAAATATTCTGTAAGTACTTGACTTGTTGCAGGATATTTTAATTCTACTTCGTAGTGCGTAACTTCCATATTTTGCAAGTTCGGAAAGTCTAATGGCCGTTCAGTTATTGGCGTAGATTTACCTGCACTAAGATTTATTATTTCATACTTAGCTAAGTTTGCTTTCATATGATCTACAAATCCTTCTGGCAGCTCTCCTGCTACACGGACTTTAAATTTGTAAGTCTTTGCAGACTCGGTTAAAAATTCATTAAATGTTTTCATGACATGGGTTCCTATTGTTATTATTTATCCATGTTTTTAAGTTTTCCTAATAAACTATTGCGGTCTGTTACTACATACCCGTCACCGTTTACTATATCACCATCTGGATTTGAATTTGCTTTTTGATCAATTGCTTGTTTTTTAAGTTGTAGTTCGACCATTTTTAGTTTATTATTAATTTTTGCAACTTTAGCATCTAGTCCTGTTTTAAGCATGCCGCCAGCAACTTCAAAAACTCTACTAGCATATCGGCTTTCGACATTCATTCCTAAGTCCATTAAATCATCATATGATGCTAATGCTTTATCAGCAATTTCATTTAGCTCAGTATCTGCTAAATTGCCTAACCCCTTTACTCTAGGTAATGCACTTGCAATCTTATCAAACTCAGCAATGTCACGAAATGTGTCTTGCTGTTCTACTACAGCAATCTTTGCTTTACTTTTCTTTTCTTCTGCCTTTGCTTCATCTACTATTTCTTTAGAGTCAGGCAAATTTAAAAGTTCTTCAAGTTTTTTGGTCATGTATGTGGCATCCTTAATATACACACTTATTTAGCGAGTTATCGGCGGCCGTTATGAAAAATATCGTGTTCGGTTACAATACGGAATTTAATTCCATTTTGTTTACAATATGCGTTAGCAGCTTGCCATTTAGCAGCATTAACTACAGCATGTAATTGGTTATGTCTACTTTTACCAGCTTCTTTCAACGAAGTTTGACTTGACGGTTTTACTTCTATTAATTCAACAAATTGTTTTCCGTCTCTGTCTGCATATGCAATAAAGAAATCCGGAACATAGATAGTGTGCTTACCAGTTAGGGGATTACGATAAGGAATGCGTATTGCTTCACTTGCCCACTGTGTAACATTTGCGTTTTCGTCACAGAACCTCATAAATGCAAATTCCCAACCTGATCGATATGTTGGAACTTTGCCGCCGATATACTTTGCTGGGTTTTTAGGATTAAACTTACCTTGAGCAAACCTAGCCATATTATACCACTATATTTCGTTTTTCCAAAGTGTTTGTAATTGTAGTATTTTTAAAACCAAGTACACTAGTTGATAATCTATTATAGTTTAGTACTTCTGCTACTACTGCACTTAGTTTTATTTCATCAAACCCTTTAAGAGTATCTAATAAAGTAAATACGTTAATTCCATCAATTTTTGCTTGCTGTAATAAAATTGATCCAGTACTAATTGATGCTGATTTTTCAAAGCCTCTTTTATCAAAAAATCCAATAACTGCGTCTACTTCATTTGATGCAAATGATAATTTTTCAGTAAAGTATTTGTCAAAGAAATCAGTTATATTTTTATCGTTAGATTGAGGTTGATCTGGTAAGCTACTATTATTCATTTATAATCCTAATTGCTGTTCTAATGCAGCCATTACACTAGGATTAGACCTAGATGCTTCGTATGCTGCTCTGCCTTGTGTAACAGTTCCGCCGCTATCTGATTGGAAGTTTTTAATAAATTGTTGTTGTCTTGCACTGTCTAATGCCGCTGGATTATTTCTAAGTGCTGTTTTACTTACGCTACTAACTACTGCTGTGGCTGCTGCTACTCCGGCAACTGCTAATAATATATCTTTACTTCCGCCGGATCCATTATTTTTAGGAAAGAAAGTTTGTGCTACACCACTAACATTAATACCAGCTGATTGTCCTATTGCATTTGTAAGAATATTAAACCCTTCTTGTCTTAATCCTTCTTTAGACAAATTTCTAACATTACCAATTAACTGTGCGCCTTGAAGTACTGCTAGGAGTGGATTGTTATAAGCTTCGCCGCTTGCAATAAAATCGTACAAGTTTACTGCGCCTGTAACTGTGCCACCTAACCCTAGGTTGCCGCCGCCTTCTAATGATATAGGACTAGGCATATTATCATAATGATCTTGACCAAATCCTACTGGCTCGCCGTTTGCACCAGCAGTAATTGAATTCTGATTATAAAATACTGCTTCGTATGCTACATCTATACTATTAGTTAATGTACCAGCGCCATCAGAGTTATCAAGTGTGTCATGACTCCAGCTAGTTAATATTGGATTTACTAAAGTATATGTAGTGTATTCGCCTCTCGACAATGTACTTATTTTGATGCTTTTAAAAAACGGAACACCAGGATTATTTACATCCATGCCAAATTTGTATTTGTTATCTAATATACCTTCATAAGTAGTGTGCGGATTTATCTTGTATGCTTTACCTGAATCTTTTTGTTGATTCCCGTCAGCAAAATAATATCTATAGTAGGCTTGTAATAATGCAGTTGTTAACCCTTCATTATCGTCGTGCATATCTATACTAACAGGTTCGTAACTAATCGACGTTTGTATGTTTTTTACTCTATTATACTTTTTCTTTGTTTCTACATTAGCACTAAAGCTAGGCAAATCTGCACGTTTTACTAACATACCTATAGTGTTTAGTGGTGATCCACCATTGAATAGTTTAGGCGAAATAAATTTTGCATCTTCAGATATTTCGAATTGTACATGATAAAGAAATTTTGTTTTTGGCGCAAGGGCCATATTTGCATCAACATACAGTCGTGCAGCATGTTGCCAATCAGCCATATTACCTTTTGGAGTTAATATGCCGTTACCAACTGTATCTAAAAATGATCCAAACTTACTTGCCATACTAATATTTATCCTTTACTATTAAGTGCTAACATAAAGGTAAAGGGAGCCGAAGCTCCCTTTAATAGTTAGACTAAATGTGAATAGTATTAAGCGCCGCCGCCTGTTACAGACGTGCCAACTGTACGACCGATTGCTGTGCCAATACCTGTACCTTGTGGTGATTGGATAGCGTTATCATATCGTATGTTTAGTGTAACACTTACTGGATCAGTTGAGTTAGAGTATGCTAAACTGTTATAGTTTGCTGACTCTAAATAACAACCGTACAGTTCGAATGTCTCAAGTACGTTTGGTACGTTTGCGCCGTTGCCGCCATCTAAGATTTCAATGCGTGTAACGAATTTATAATCTTGTCCTGATGCTGCACTTGACTGCTCATAGAAGTCGAACTGTTTCTGCAACTGTTCGCCTACAAGTTTTTGCACATTGTTGTTTACATCTTCACGTAGGTTAAGTACGATCGGCTCCCAAGTATGCTTACCAGCTAGGTAAACTCTTGAGTTGTATACGTCAATAGTCATTTGTTCAAAACTTACATTTGGACGAGTTACATCAATAACTTGTTTTGTAAGTTCGGTAGTCGGTGTTGATACACCAAAGTTTTCCAGCGACACTCGAAAGCGATACTGTAGCTTTGGCATTAACAGTCCCTGGTTGCTAGCGGAATCACCGCTAGCTAGGGGAACTGTAATTTTACTTAATGTTGAAATAGCCATTTAGTCTGCTCCTGTTTCTATATGTATTTATCGTTTAAAGACCAGCAATTTCGCCGGTATTTTTCAAGCGTAGTGGAATGTAAATAAATTCAACTGCTTTAACAGGTTCAATAGCTATATCTAAGTATAGTTCATTTCTATCAATTCTGCTTGGCGTGTTGTTTGATTCATCACATACAACTAAGTAATCATAAAGACCTCGCTGACCAACTAATTCAAGTAACAAACTTTCTGCTGCTTGTTTAATCTCGTTGCGTGTAATTGTATCGTTTGGCTCAAAGATGTAAGGCTTAGCAAGTGTGTTTAGCTGACTGCGTAAGTAGATAACCAAACGTGCTACGTTAATACGATCTAATGCACTTGCAGCTCTTGCACGAGTCTTTTGTCCAAAGTTAACAAGTCCAGCGCCGCTAATAAACGTAATTGGGTTTATGTTTTGTGCATATAATGTATCGCGTTGACCTTCGTTAAGTGATACACTTACAAATTCGCCTTCGTTATTAATATAACCTGTTGAACTTGCATTTGTAACTCCGCCACGTCTTGTACCTGCTGGTGCAAACCATGGATAGCTAACTTGATCACTTAGTGCAACTGTACGCAACATCATGTGTGAAGCTGGTACTACAACATTGTTGCCAAAGTTGTCACTGCTAAAGCCTGCTGGATAAAATACGCCTAAGTATTCATCACGGCTTACAAGTCCGTCATCGTTATCTTCTACTGCTTGGTTAACGTTAGTTGCCCATTCATTAAGTGAAGTTGCATCTGGTTTTAAACGCATTGGTGAGTCGCCTAGGATAAATGCTGTTAAGCCTCTATCAAAGTTTAAGCTAATCATTTCGCCAATTAGTTCTGGATAACCCGGTGATGCCATTAAGTTAAACAAACGTGATTCGTCATCACGCAGTTCGTCGTTGTTATTAACAACTGCTTGTAACGCTTGAACAACAACTTTACGCTGTGCTTTGCGACCAAAGCTACCTGCTCCGTCTTCTTGGTTGCCTGACTCAGTAACCCAACGATGCGGATAGTAACCGCTCATTGGTACTGCACCTGCATCGCCCATACGCAAGTTATCTTCCGATGTGTCTATATAGTTGCGCTCAAAACGCTTAACATTAAATCCGCTTCTGCGCAAGTTCCATAGCAACATACCTTTTGGATATAGTGCAGGATCTGGTGCGTCTGCATCTAAGAAATTGCTAACACGCAATTCTGCAATAGTAGCATTAGTTATAGAAGCAGATGTTCCGCCTGTTGTGCTCCAACGTGCATCAGCAAACAATATACCTTCTTCAGTAGTTTGGTCGCCGTTATCAAGTGGTGCTCCCCATTTCTGAGCAGTAGTTCCTGAAACATTGTCATTATAGCGATATATTGTTGGATAGTTTTCTAAGTCTGCTGTTGATACCCAAATGTCACCTGTTACTAATCCGCCACCAAGTTGTTGTGTAGTTGGCATAGTTGCTGAAACAATTGGTCCTTGTGCGTCTGCGGCAATGAAAGCGGTTGCATCATTATAACCAACCCAAGTTGTGCCATTGTGATACATCATATCAACTTCGTCAACAATTGAGTTATACCATAATTGGCCGTTAGTAGCAAGTGCTGTTGGTGCAGTTGATGAAGGTGTAGCTGTTAGTACACGCCAGTTAGTTGCAACAAATTGTTTTGGACTTGTTGATCCTGTAGTACCGTCTGCATATGCTAAGTTTACTGTAGTACTTGCATCAGTAGAAACAAATGGTGCAAATCCTATAGTGTTTAACAGTCCTGATGTGTCAACAAATTTAATTTCTCCGCCTGTTGCATGAGTAATTACAACTTTGTTTTGTGCATCAACTGTTGCACTAACATTAGCAACTCCTGCTGATGTAATTGCACTAGCAATTGTAATTGCATCTGCTGTTGAACCAGCAGTTATACTAACTGTTACTGTAACAGGCATGCTCATTACTGCGCTACCTTTGTTACTTGATGACATAGTAAATGTAAATGGTCCACCTGCTCCTGGAGAAGTTCCAGTAATTGCTGCACTCTTAACTTGAGTTGCGCCAACATTTTGTCTACGATAAATTGTAGTTGTACCTAAAGGTTGTACATCATTTGCAACATTTGATTTAACAAATAATGTGCCTACTGCAAGGTTTGCGCCTCCACCTGTACTGTCTAAACCGTACAAAGCTGCTGCATTATTGTCATACATTGCTGTTGACTTTGTGTCATAAAGTAATGTTTCTGAATTCCATTGCTTAACACTAAAGTTTGCGCCGCCGTTTGGCTCAGTTGTTTTAATCCAAACACTTCCTGTTGGGCGTGTTACTGTATCAGTAGATTTAAATTCTGGAACACTAGTATGTGCAGAAACTTGCACCGCTGGCGGATTATATGTTCCAGCTGTAATACCTAATTCAGTTAATTTGCCTGCGTCGCCACCTATAACAATTGGACCGCCTGCTGCACTATCGTCAGCACCAGAACTTGAACCGTTACTGTAAATTTCAAGGAAGCCGTCTACTGCTGCCGCTGTAATTCCTACACTTGCTAAGAACGCAGTAATAGATGCTGCAACATCAGTTACTGTATTAGCACCTACTGATATTGCAGTACCGTTAATTGTAATGTCAGCT